CAATACGTTTGTCCAATACTGAGATAATCATCTTTTGTGTTGCTAGGTGTTTGATGTTACCTTCAGTCATTGTAATACAATGCTTTACGCTTTCCAATTCTTCAAGAAGTTCTTCTTGGTTGATATTCATATTATTCTCCTAATTAATAATAAAAAGTTATTACTACAATTACTATTATACTTAAAAGTTATATCATGTCAAGTTGGATTTACCAAAAAGTTTTTTATGGGTACATAAAAGAAAAGCACCCGAAGGTGCTTTCCTGCTATTTTTGGTAACAAGGTATAACTACCCCGTAGCAACCTAGGCTGCTAATGCAAAGTTTTCGTTTGCGTTTGTAGTGTTTGCTGATTTACGGTCTCGCCTACCGGTAACTCCACGTTCTCTATTACGCCTGTCGATCCTAGTTCGGCCCCATCATAAACACACAGTTTGGACTTTTATTATGAGCATTGTTATCTCATTCACCAGTAGACTATGTGTTTATGGTGGAGCCGCCGGGTACCGCCCCCGGGTCCAGTTCGTCGTTGATTGGCTTCAACGTTACAGTTTATTTATAGCATACTCATACCAAACAAGTCAAGTTCTTCTGCTTCTTTAGTGGCATCTTTTTCGTCCGATTTAATTGGCTCTAACCAACTGTCTGGTATGTATGCTCGAGGTGATGGACCTAACATAACACTTAAATCGTCTGCTTCGATCCACCAATAGTTATCTGTGATTGCTGCTTGGCAGGGCATGCCTCTGTATTGAAACAATGTTCCTGCTTCGTAGTGTCCAATGTGTTCAGCCACCTTAACAATACGTCCAATGTTCTCTTGCCGTATTGAAAATTTAATTACTGCTAAATCACCTTGCTTGCATTTCATTTTTGTTTGGCCTCTTCGTATTTCATCATTAGTGCCGATAAATGATCTGACTTTCTAAGTCTACCATTTTCGTCTACAATAAAAACATCACCTGGTTGATATAAAGGCATTGTTTTCTGCCCTGGGTTGCCATCTTTGTCCAAGCCCATTACTTCTCCGGGCCAATCACCTTCTACTGTAAAATCACCGTTTGGATAACTGTGTACTGTATAATCTAGCCAAATCATTTACCAAAGTCCTAAAGTTTTGCCGTTGCCGGCTATAATCATAAGACAGGTTACTACATGTAACACTATCCAAAAGGTACGAAAAGCCAGTGCCCTTCTTACATCTTTTTGTGATATAGGAAGGAATTCTGGCTTATCGTCATCAGTTATGCCAATGGGCATACCAACGGTTCGTGCCCAAGTCTTGAGCCAACGCCGCTGTCCTGACATTACATTGCGTTCTTTTTCTCTTGGATTTCTTTACGGCGCTCTTTTGTAAGTTTGCCTAGATCTCCTAGTGCTTTTCTAGCTCTTGCTGCCGCTGCTTTAACGCCTTTGCCTTCGAACGTTTCGTGTTCTGCTAGGTAGTTGTTAAACGCTTGTACGATTTCATCGTGATTGCTCATCATTATCTCCTTTTGTAATGTTCAATGATATTTAATATAATCTGCATTTAAGGTATCTTAAATGTGGTTTATGCTCTTACTGGACGGAATATACCTGATATACGTCCGTTTGATTGTCTCCAGCCTCCGGGCCAACTATTAGTAATTGTGCCTCCAGATGGGTTATTGTTAGTAGCACTTGCTTTGTCGCTTTGGTTGCCGCCTACAAATGTGTATACGCCTGGACTAGGTGATGTATATATGAAGTTTACATGACTGTAGTCCCATACTACAATATCGCCAGGTTGCCCGTCAGTTAAAGGAACTGGAACTCCACCATATACACTTGTTTTATCTCTAAAGTCATATGCTCTAGCACTTTGCATATATCTGTAGCCTGTTTTCTTTAGTACCCAATTAGCAAATCCTGCACACCAAGGTGTCTGATCTGTTTTCCAGTATGCATTATCAGGAAAGCCTAATTCTTCCCAAATACCAATAATATTAGGATTACTAGAACTACTTCTGTCTCCAGTCTCGTCCCATTGATTGTTATTTGCTTCTGCTAATACTTGACTTAAGAAACCTGGAATTTGATCTGCACCTGCTGTGCTTGAAGCAACACTTTCATCAACTAATGGAGTAGTTGTTCCTAAATCATCTACACCAGCAGCCGGAGCACCTTCGTATACCTGAGGCACTTGTCCATCATAAATTTGTCCGTTAAACTGACTGCCACCGCTATCGCCTACATCTGGCGGATTATTAACTGCTTCATCAAGTTGTTCAGCAACGGCTGCTTCTTGTTCAGGAGAAAGAATTACTGGCGGGGCATATCCTTCATATATCCAAACATCACCGCTTCCAGTTGCAGGGTCCCCACAAGTTGCAGGATCGCCTTTTATAATTGCAAGTTTGTTTTCAACATAAACAGCAGGATTGCGACCACTTGCTGGGATAGTCGGACCTGCATGTTCACCTGGTCCGTGTCCAGCAACATCGTCATTGTCAACAATAACCAATTCGTTGTTAGCAAAAACTGTACTCTGGCTTGGTATTAAATCACCGCCAGCAGTATCATTGTCTCTACTAACACCTGGCATTATACCGCAATTCCTGTAGTTTGCTGTGTGTATTGACTTGCTAGTTCTTTTTCAGTTTTAAGAACACAAGTAATTGCTGTATCTCTAATTTTAAACGTAGAGTCTGGCGATACACTAAACATATAAGGTGCTAAACCCATTCCTTGTTGTCCTGCAACTAAAGCCATAGGTTTCTTAAGATGATAAAAACCGCCTTCTTCTTTTTCTAAACGAGCAATAATTTCTTCGCCTGCTGTTGTTTTTAGAGAGATAGTATCTCCGTCTTTGTATGGAGTTTCAATTAACATTATAGAGTGTGTCCTGTTCCGGTATAATTTGTTTCTTCAATATACTTGACCATTTGCTCCCAGCCGCCGATTTTATTTCCGTTAATAACAATCTGCGGAACTGTTCTTGCTCCTGGGAATGTTTCAAGCAATTCCTCTTTGGTATAGTCTGTGCCTAGTGTTTTGTATTCGTAATTATATCCACGCTGTTCACAAAGTGCTTTTGCTTTGTCGCAGAATGGACACATTGGTTTGCCATAAATTGTAATCATAATGAAAATCCTTTAAGTGAATCTTTATCAACATCTTGTTTGATGCCGCCAATAATATAACTTTCTACTTCTGTTTCTTGCGGTGCAACTTGCAAGCCCGAACTTGAAAGCCAGTGTGTAGTCCAAGGAAGAGGATTTGTATTAACTGGAGCATCGAAGATAGTTTGCATTCCTAATGCTTTAAGTCTACGATTAGCAATATACTCCACGTATTGATGTAGTAGTGTATCATTCAACCCAATCATACTTCCGTCTTTAAACAAATAATTTGCCCATTCTTTTTCTTCTTCAACACAAGTGCGCCATAAGTCATAAACTTCTTCTTCACACTCTTTAGCAATTTTAACCATTTCTGGATCGTCTTTGCCTTGAGCCCAAAGTTTAAGAATGTGTGTACTAAGTGCCAAATGCTGTGCTTCATCCCTAGCGATAAGTGAAATAATCTTAGCACTACCTTCCATTAGCTTTAGTTCTCCAAAAGCAAATGTGCAAGCAAAGCTCACATAAAAACGTAGTCCTTCTAGAATGTTTACAGTCTGCATAGCAAGGTAAAGTTTCTTTTTAACATCATACATATTTCCTTTGCCTTTATGCATAAAGGCATCGACCGAATCGTTAAACGCATCATAGTGTTTGGTAACACTAATGGCACGTTCAATAATCTTGTCGTCGTCTAGGATAGTATCAAAAACTTCACTTGGATCTGCATATACGTTTTTCATAATGTGTGTATACGAACGTGAGTGAATTGTCTCAAAGAAGTCCCAAGTAACAATACAACCTTCTAGCTCAGGTAGACTTACATGAGGTAAGAAACTTAAACAAGGACCACGTCCTTGTACACTATCTAGTAGTGTTTGGTACTTTAGATTAGCGGTAAAGATATGCTTCTGCTCAGGACGAAAGTTAGCATAATCTGCACGATCTTTTTGCAAACTTACTTCTTCCGGTCGCCAAAAGTATCCAAGCATAGTTTGGTTAAGTTTATCAAAAACAGGAAACTTAAATGTATCGTAACGCTGTGTGTTTTGATCTGCTCCAAAAAACATCGGTTGTTTTGTGAAGTCTACTTTTTCTCTGTTGAATACTGTTTTGGCCATTATCTCTAAATTCCTTTTATAACTATGCTATAATAATATCTATTATAGTGCTTGTCAACCTTTAAATTGCACAAGCCTCGCACATTTCGTCATCTTCTTTACTTACAGGTACTCCTGCATCTAAGGGTTGTTGTATTTTTTCTTCTTCTTCAAAGTTAGAAGGGTCTTCTTTATAGTCATAAGTGTTCTGATAGTAAGAAGTTTTCCATCCCATTTTGTAAGTAGTAAGTAAGTCTTTAATCATTACACTCATAGGAACTTCGTTGTTCTCATAGTGCGTTGGGTTATAACTCCAATTGCCTGATATAGCCTGATCAAAAAACTTTTGCATTACTGCAACTACATTAATATAGCCTTCATTGCTTGGCATATCCCAAAGCAAAGTATAGTGATTCTTTAGAGTCTGATACTGTGGAACAATCTGCTTAAGAGGCCCTTTCTTTGACTTCTTAACGGACAAGTATCCACGTGGTGGTTCAATTCCGTTTGTTGCGTTCGACACAACGGAACTGCTCTCCGATGGCATTTGT